GACTTACCAACACGTTGTATAATTATTGTGTGAAATGGTTTTTCCATATTATTCCATAAGTTTAAAGATTCTATATATAATCATTGATCCTCCTGATACAACTATTAATGCTATTCTTGCATCTTTTACCCAATATGCAGGATTAAACTCCATCCTAACAAATCCTCCTACTAAATATACTATTAGTAGTATTACTATATACGGTATATACTGTTTCATCTTAATCTGATTTAAACTTTATCTTTTAAAAATACTGTGAGCCAAGCATGTAAATACTCAGCATCTCTTACTGACATTATAAATTCAGTTTCCTCTGGAATTTTATCTTCCTCACTTAAGTTATCTGTACCTTTTAATGAAACAGATACTACATCTGTTCTAACAGAAGTCTTGCTCTCTTCAAACTGCAACCAATAGTTACTGTTTTGATCAAATAATTCTAACATATTACTCTGATTTATAAGTTTTATTGTAATAATCTTCTGCATCTTTATATGGTGAGCTTTCATAATTAGCACCGTGATAAGCTGCTGATAATATCTGTTGCTTTTCCATATCTTTGGCTTTCTTAATAATTTCTTGTCTTAGCTTATGAAACTCATTTTTCTCAAGACCCATTTCATATGCTATATCTAAGTTCATAAGTTCATAAGCTAAAAAGTCTACTGCTGTCATAACTTAATATTAAAATCTTTCCACTCTATTTTACTCTGATCAAATCCTGATAATGCTTCAGTAACCCACTTTTCATCTATAGTATCCATATAACATAGAATGTGAATAGTAGCTGTTTCATCAACAGATAATCTCAAGCATCTCCCGATTCTTTGACTGGCTTTACGCTCATTACCATAAGCATGTAGTATAATACATTGTTTAAGATTAGGAATATTGATACCCTCACTTAATTGTAATACACAAGATAGTTTAGTAATATCACCTGACTTAAACATGTTAAGATTATCACTAGACTCAGGATTATTACTATGATAACTATAGTTACATAATTGATCAGCTTGTTCTTGAGTATTTGCAAAGATAATACACTTAGATTTAATTGAGTTACTCAATATCCTGAATGTATACCGTTAAGTCTTCGATGTCACCACCTTCTTCTGGTTGATACATTGTTGCCGGTACATATTGATCAATACTGAATTCGCAGCCTAGTTCAATGTTTAAGTATTTTACGTAAGTTTTCATAATTTATTTTACTTTATAATATTCATCACTTTTTAAAAATTGTTTCCAGTCATTTTCGGTATTGTATTGACAAGAATTAAATTCCTCTTTACTCATTTTAAAAGTGCGATATTTTGCAGTTTCATTTTTGATTGTAAATGTTCTCGCTGATTTGTTTGATGTAATTTTCATAATTTTTGTTTTTAGTAATTGTTATCTGTGACAAATATACATACTCT